GCCCGGTTAAAAGGGTGTCTGTCATCAACCGCTTCCGCCAGTCATAGGAGGTGGTTTCAGGGTTCGGGGAATCGTGGAGTAGCTTTTGAACAGGATCGCTCGTGACGATCCGATCTTCCCCTACACGGTCATACACATTGAGGGGCAGAGACGCGATGGACTTGGAAATGAAATTCACCGCCGCCCATACCGGAGCGGCCTGCATCGCTGTCCTGAAATTAACGTTAATGCCGGATTCCGAGATACCGCCGAAGTTCAGGACGTTGATGATTGCTTCGCTGGACAGCGGCACAGATGGGTTTTCTATCCCACCTGAACGGGCTTCATCTTTCCTTGAGAATGGCCACATTCGCGCAACTCTCCATCAAAGGGACGCGGCGTCATCACGACGCTGCAGCTACTCATCCGGGGATATAGAGAACGTCTTATCCGTATCCCAAGGCGACACTATAACCTGTTCCCCCGGCACAATCCACCTTGCTAATGCCATAAGATGCGCGACTACACCATCAATTTTATTCTCTGGTCTATCCTTTGTCGGATATACGTTGTCTTTCCGATCCTCTTTCGCAGTCACATTGGATAGCATCCAGGCAAATATCGGGTCGCCATTATGCGCCATTTGTCTTGCCCTGATATACCCGTCTAGCGTCTTCATAGGTTCCGAGAAATTAAGAACCGTAGGACGGACCTCAACGCATGGCACGCCATCATTCATCAATGACGTGACAAGCATCGTCGCCTGGTGCGGGTCATAGGCGATTTCCCGGACCTGGAATTGCGAACACAAATCCATGATATCTTCATGGATATAATCAAAGTCGATTATGTCCCCATCGGTGACGGTCAACAGCCCTTCCCGTTGCCAAGCCCGGTAATGTTCATTGGATTCATCCATCACCGTCGCTTCGGGAAGATAGTACCGACCGAACCGGGCATATCTGTTGTGACCAGTCTTAAAGACGATTTCCAGCGCCGCGATATCGACTTTTGACGCCAAATCCAGCCCGATAACGCATTCCTGCCCTTTGAAATCTTCGAGTTTCAGCTTTTTATCAAGGCATTTATGCCATGATTGCAGATTGAAATAGGCGTCTCTTGCACCGACCCATACATTAAGATGCTTTGTTTTGAACGTCCCTTGTCGTCTGGCGTCCCGGATTGCCTCCTGTTGACGCCCTATCAGGAAATCTTCAAAGACCGATACCCCGAAATTAGGGTTGGCTTTCCGCAGTGTCGCCGGGTCCGTCCAGTCGTCATCCGGGTCAATGCCATATATCAGAGCGAAAAACCCGTCATCTTTGACCTGCCCTGCTAGGATACGTTCGGCTGATTTCTGAAGCATGTAGCAGGGGCCGGAAATGTTATCCCCCGCCGTTGTGACGATCAAGGATAGCGGCTGTTCCCGCGCCCCCATGCCGGTTTCCATCGTGTCTAGAAGCGCGTCAGTCTGGTGCTCGTGATATTCGTCAGTGATCGCACAAGACGGGGATGCCCCATCGCCTGGATTGCCGACGATAGGCTCAAACCGCGCGCCCGTTTCGATTACATGTATGTTCTTCGCCCCGACGCCTATCCCATAGTGAGATTTCATCGGCTCGTTCTTCAAAGCCATCAACCGGGCCGGTCGAAAGACTTCCCACGACTGTTTTTCTGTCGTCGCCCCGGAATAAACCTCCGCGCCGTATTCCCCATCGGCAACCATCATGTATAGACCGATTGCCGCTGCTAGTGCCGACTTGCCGTTCTTTCTCGGGACAAGTAGTAGCGCCCTCCAGAACCGGCGAGTGCCTTTATCCCGATGCACCCAACCAAAAATCGACATAATCAGGAAGCATTGCCACGGCTCCATGACGATCCGTTCAGCCAACTTGGCCCATTTGCCCTTGGTGTGGTACTGCAATTCGATAAAACGACACGCCCGAGCGCCCTTATCAGGTTCATAAACATAGGGAAAATCGTCTCTGGACAGGTCGTCGCGGTGTCTCTCGCAAGCCTGTATGACCTGTCTACATGCCGGGATAGCGCCGCTAATCACGCCCTGCGCGTATTCATCCGCAATCCGGGCATAATCGCGGGACATTACAGATCCTCAAACGGGTTCCCGCTGTCCTTGGGCGCGACAATCTTTGACCGGCTGGACGGGGTAAGGTGCAGATCAGCAAGACATCGGCGCAACTCGCCGGATAGGGATGCCGGGATGAATTCGTTTTCTTCCCAACCTTTCCGCATGGTCATTACTACCATTGCAGTTTGCTCAACAAGCATCCGATCCCCGCTAGTGAGGACGCCTTTCGGTGCGGCGCGTGCAAGTTCGGCCCATACCGCTTTCAGTTCATCCGAGAAATAGGACGGAGGCGGCCCGAGCGGCTTGGCGTCAGGCTTGACCTCGACGAAACTTTCCTTCGGCCTACGCTCCCGCGCGCCCGTCACCAGTTTCAGGTTTGCCGGTATCGGCTTGCGTCCCCGCGATGCCATATCAAAGCCCTTTCGCAGTCTTCCGCTTGTGACACGTCCCGCATAATGGCTGGTGATTGGTCGGCTCCCAAAACAATTCCGGTGCATCCCGTACCGGCTTGATATGGTCAACGTCCGTTGCCAGCGTCACGCGGCCTAGTGCCTTGCAATCAATACATAGTGGATTTTGGGCGAGAAATCCAGCGCGGTACTTTTGCCATCGGTAGTTATACCCACGCGCCGTGCTGGTGCCGCGAACATGATCCGCCGTGACGGTATGCGTCGATGCACCAGCTACGCGCGGGATTTTGTGCTTAGGAGGTCTTGTCGGCATCGCCTCTCCTATCCTATCCGGGCCGGGCCCGTCCACTCCTATCCAAGCTAGGTCAGCCTTGCCTATCCGATCCCTTCCGCGCCACTCCATGTCAGCCTTGCCATTCCGATCCAGTCCTTTCCCCGCCCCGCCATGCCATTCCTTGTCAGCCGTGCCTGTCCCTTCCACGCCAGTCCGCGCCGCGCCCGTCCTTGTCAGCCGTGCCGGTCCGCTGCACACCGCGCCAGTCCGAGACTTTCCGCGACAGCCGTGCCTAGACTCGCCTATCCTCTCCGAGCCGGGCCGCTCCCCGCCACTCCTTGTCAGCCTCTCCGTGACATCGCCGCCTAAGCCGCGTCCTCGCGCACCATCTCCGCAAGGTCATAAATCGCAGACAGGTCAATCCCCGCCTCATCAAACGCCCCGGCATACCGACCAAGCCAGCCCCGAAGCGCCTGCTTGCCCTGCTCCCGAAGGTCAGACATCGCAATCGGGTCGGACGGATCAAACCCGACATAACCCCCGCCGCTGCCCCGGCTCGAAAGCGGGGAAGTCATCAAGGGATATTCCCGCGTGATCGCCACAACCCGACGCCCGACCGGCTCACTGTACCGGATCGTGAACCGCAAGCCCGATACCTTCTGGCGAACCCGCGCAATCCGGGCTTCCAGCGCCATCGACGCATCGTCCTTGCCCTCACCATAAATCCAGGTATATGCCTCGTGATCCGGCTTGTCCTCAAGGTACAGCACGAACGCCCGGACCTCGAAGACATTCTGCCCGGTTTCGTGCAGATATTCGTCAATGATCTCCTGCGCTCGTTTCTTCGCCTTCATGTAATGCTTACTCATTTTGTTCACTCCTTTGGTTAGTGTTAAGTCCTATCCGCTCCTTGCCACTACATGCCCGTCCTATCCGAGCCATTCCGGTCCACGTCAGCCCTGCCTTGCCCATCCTCTCCTGTCCGCTCCATTCCAAGCCATGTCAGCCTTGACTTTCCATTCCGAGCCGATCCTATCCACTCCATGTCAGCCTTGCCTTGACTTTCCGAGCCGATCCCGTCCTCTCCAGGTCAGCCTTGCCAGTGCTCTCCCGCCCCGCCCCGCCCCGCCCTTCCTCGCCTGTCCTCGACAGCCTTGCCTGTCCATTCCAATCCGCGCCGGGCCAAGTCAGCCTTGCCCTTCCGATCCAGTCCTTTCCCCGCCCCGCCAGGTCAGCCTTGCCCATCCGCGCCGGTCCTTTCCGGTCCCCGCCCCGACAGCCTTGCCTGTCCATTCCGAGCCAATCCCCGCCCATACTAGTCAGCCTTGCCCTTCCCGTCCTAGCCTATCCTTGCCGCTCCATGTCAGCCTTGACTTTCCTTGCCAATCCCCGCCCATCCTTGCCCGT